TAAAGGAGGTTTAACTATTATGTTAGAAAATTACTTAATTATTATCGAAAAATCACAAGACGGTTATGGAGCATATTGCCCAGATGTAACAGGTTGCGTTGCTTTTGGCAAAACTCCAGAAGAAGCAAGAAAAGAATTTTTACAAGCTCTTGAATTTCATTTTGAAGGTCTTAAAGAGGACGGTTTGCCTATTCCAGAACCATCATCTTCTTTTGCATTTACATCAAACGATTGTTCAGGAATATTAAATGTTCGCACTAAAAAATCTACTCATTTAAAACTTATCAAAATGGCAGAACAAGAAAATGTTTCAGTATCACACCTTGTAAATGATGCCATAATAAAACAGTACGGCTAGAAAGCCCACCCTTTATCTCCTCCACTATTAGCACTCATAGGACTTCCATCTAGTGGATTTACAAATTGGTTTTTTACAAGTTTTGCATAATGGACATGAGGTCCTGTTGAAATTCCTGTGCTACCAGCTCTGCCAATTCTATCTCCAGCATTTATCTTATCACCTTTTTTAACAAGGATTGCATTTGCATGTCCATATCTATGAATTGTACCGTCAGCACTTTTAATATCGACATAGTTTCCAAGTTCTTTTGTTCTACCTACAGCATCTACAGTTCCAGAAGCGTAAGCAGAAAATATTTCATTATTTTTATATGCCAAATCAATCCCTTTATGATCTGTAGTAGCACCTTGTGTAGGTTGACTTCTAGAACCAAATGTACTTGTTATAATATGCCCTTGCCAAATATCACCTACTTTTGCTTGTCGAGGTTGCGAGATTGAATTTTTCATACCATCATTTTGCTGGATTATGACTGAACTAGCTCTCCTATTTATAATTTTCATTTTATCTTCATCAGATGGAAGTTCTCCATTGTGTTTTGATTGATAATAAGTAAAATCATTTATCACATCACGAATAAAGCCTGTTCTCTCATTCATTGACTTGTCTAACTGTTGATATAACTTCATGCCCTTAGATGGTTGATAACCTAAAGAATTTATCAGATCATATAATTCATTCTCTGTTATTTTTCTACCTTTTCGTGCTTCAAGTTCATGAGTTAATGACTTAATTTCAGTAAAAGCAATATCTCTTGTTCTTTCCTTCCAACCATTTCTATCTAAACCGATAGCTTCTAGGGCGGCATTAATTTTAGCATCATCATCTTTGATTACTGTATAATATCCACCATTTCTAATGTCTTGTTGTTTTTTTAAAAATGATTTATATTCGCCTTCGGATAAATATCCTCTGTATTTGTTTAAATTTTCTTTTGCAAACCCTTGAGCATTATTTACAGACATATTATAAAGAGTTTCCCAAATCTGATCATCTGTTTCAGGTTGACCGTTTGAATTTATATAACTCATCAAACTAAGTTTTGTTTTTGGATCTAAACCTTCAGGAATATCATCTTGAGATAAACTCCCACCATTTTGAGTTGCAGTATATGCCTTTTGATAAAATTCATCTAATAACTGATTTTCTGTTATTCTTTTTATAGATTCCTGTTGCCTTAAACTTCTGTTATATTCATTTTCTACAGCATTTCTCAAATCAATATTTTCAATCTTGTCAATTTCCTGATAAGCTTCTGTAGGAGATTTTGAAACCAATCCACTAGCGATTGTCCTTGCTGTATAATTGATAGTTTCCGTATGAATTCTTTGTGCATATTTGTTTTGAACTTCAGGAGAAAAATCTTCTTTATGTTCATTGAAATATTTTTCAGACTGCAAAGAACCATCAGCTAAAAGAGCATCAAGAACTTTCCCATGAAAATTTGCATTATATTCTTTTTTCATGATGTTTTTTGTTTCTTCGTCTTTATCCCAGCCTTTGAGTGCAGCATAGTTATCAAATATAATTTCTCCGTCAGAATAGTACTTTTGAATTTCATTAGCATCATTTCTACCTTTTATAGCTTTAGTATAAACGTTGTTCATTGCATCTGTATAAACTGCATCTTGCCATCTGTCAGTTTCTCGTTTGTCGTGCGACATAACATGATATTCAATGCTGTTTCTTTTCTGTTGAACAATTCTTCTAGCTTGAACATTATAGCCACCAGTAAATCCAGCTTTTGAAATATATTCATCAGCGTATTTGTCATAGCTATCCATTATTTCAGGAGATTTTCCCATAGCTTCTTTACCAGTCTTATTGAAATATCCTTTGTCTTTGTCATAAAGATTTTCATTAGACCAGTTGTCTATATAGTTGCTCATCTCTAATAGTTTTGTTTTGTCATAATTTGCTTTCAGTGTTGCCATGCTGTCAGACATTGCGAGCATACTATTTCCGAGATTTTGACCAGCTTCATAAACTCCAGCTCCAAATGCTGTTGGATTAGCATTACTTCTAACATATTCGTATGGAGTATTTTGTGGTGTTACACTTCTACTGTATTGTGGTATTCTTGCCATTTTGTACGTCCTTATCTTAAATTATTTCAAACCTCTTGTCGGTCTAATCCGATAAAAAAACTCAAACCCATCAGGAACATCAATCCCTTTTGGTTTCGGATTATCGAACTTAAACCCCATTTTTTTTAGCCATTTTTTTGCTAATTTATTTTCTGAATAAAGTATGTTGCCAGTAACCCAATATTTTTCATCAATTTCTTCAAATGCTTTTTTGACATTTCTCAACAAACACACAACGTTCTTTTCAACTTCGGGAGTTGAAATTAAAAGTACGCACCCAACTCCCTTTTCGTTTGTATCGGAATAACCACCAATGCAAACTGGAACATCATCAGATTTTCTGCAACCTAAAAAAGTCCTCACATCATCTTGCATTAATTCTTTTAAGACGACTTCCTTGAAATTTTCACCTTTTTGGACACGTGCTTCATATTCATCTTCTTTTCGCAAGTGATTAAGGATATATAAAATATCCTGTTCATTCTTTTCTTTTTCGTACATATCTTACCTTATTGCGTGTCGGAAATATCTTCCATTGAAAAAACGGCAGAAAGAGAAAGAATTGTTAAAGGTAATGGTTTGTTCTGCATCACAATTATTGTTGCATTCTCTGTTGCTGAATTAAACGGAGTTGCAGAAACGTTTCCAGAAAATAAAGCATTGCTATCATTAACACTATCAATACTTCTATAAGTTTCTACGTAACTACCCATTGAACCACCAATGCAAAATTCTTCTCTTGAATTAGCGATATTGACACAAACATTATTTATAACTTTTTTCAAACCTTGAGTGTTTTCACCTTCAATATTTAAAGTTTCTAATTTGAATTCAAACGGCAAGCCGATTGTAATTTCTGTTACTCCAAACGGTAATTCAACTTTTCCATCTTCACCAACATGAAGATTATCAATAAGACCACCTTTACTGATTGCAACAACATCTTTTCCAGCAAGGTGATTAAGACCACCAATAGTTGAAGTTTCATGAGAGAACGTTGCAGAAAGTCCACTATCAACAAAAAATCCCTCTTGAGTTTTCTTGATAATTCTTTTCTTTGTCCTCTCAATATATCTTTTAACAGTTCCCCCAATGGTAACAGTAGTTTCTTCTTCGTTAAGAACATTTATTGTTCCTACAAATTGAGTTAATTCTTTATCTGAATAAACATCAGCTCCAACTTCAAAAACAGAACTGCTATAATAAACAGTATCTCCACAGGTATATTGATAAACCAGAACTTTATTATCGTTGTTTTCAGAAGTTAATAGAGAATAACTGCCCTGATATTTTGGGTTAATATATCTTCTAACAACAAAATATGCAACATCTTCTTGACCTTCACGAACAGTAGAAACACTTTCAAAAAATCCGTCAGTAACAATTCTAGTCCAGCCACAAATTTTTTGAGTTTTGTTGTAAGTCAAAGAGGCACAACTTCCGTCAGAGAAAACAATCCAAATAATTCTGTAAGGCTCTTTTGCATAAGCCATATATCTAACTGTTTTCCCTTCAAACAAATGACTTGCAAATAAAGACAATTCAGAACCGTTATAACTATCAGACAAATAGTCATACCCAAGATCTCTCAAAACAGAGCCACCAGATTGAACGAATATAATCATATTACCTGATATGATTGGTTGAACGTGTGATGAACCATAGTTTGATTGAACCAACGCAACTGGAGATGGATTAGCTTCAAATACCCCATCAGAACCATTAATTCTATATTCAGTATTAGAGGTCAAAGCAATCAAGTGATTAAGTCCGACAAGATGTCTAATTTCGTTTACTTCTCTATCTGCCAAAGCTTGAGTAATTGCATCAGAAGCTATCAATGGTCTTGAAATATTAAAGTTGTTTGACGTTGCCGTTTGACTTGCCCAAAAGGTTTGAGGATTGTTGTTACTGTTTGCATAAACTTTTCTTTGCTGAAAATAAGTAGCACAAGAAGGGTTATTGCCATCTTCAAAAGGATTTTGAAATATTGGAGCTGCTTCTTGTAAATCAGGTTCAATATTATCATCTGTAAAAGACGTTCCTTCTGCCGTACCGACATAACCATATATTCCATTCACATTTCTGTAAATATTGTATTCGCAAGCATTTTCGACAGCTTCCCAAGAAATTGTAAAATATTCAGAAGTTGTCCAGTATGCTTCTCTATGACCTTTCGCAGTTACCGTATCAGAGCGAACACTTTCTTCTAAAGTGTCTTTATCAACAGCTGTAACAAGATAAGTATAATCTCTTGTGTTAGAAGAAGTTTCTCCAGTCCATACAACTTTAATTCCTGTAGGAGCTTCGATACAAGGTTGAATGATAATTTCAGACAATCTCCAATCATCATGATCATATCTTTGTAATTCACAAGGTGTATAATTTCTATGAGTGATAGTGAGAACATCTGCTGATTGAACAAATTTTAATTCAAACAAATCTTCCTTAGCGTATGGAGTTTCGATTTCATAGATATTGTTTTCACTGTCAACAATATAACCACCATCTTGAATAAATCTAAAATATTTATCTCCAGCTTCGATAGTGTAAGTCTGTTCTGAATTAAAACAAAAACTCAAAGTCCTAGTTTCGTTTTCAGAGTTTTTAACTTCTCCGACAAATTCCAAACCAGAGCGATTAGAAACACAACCCTCTTGATGAATAAAACCGTTTTTTATTTCTTTTGAACCAAGAGAATATTGTTCAATTTCTGTACGCATATATAATGCTGGAGCTAACTCACCCCTTGAAAAACTTGTTTGTGTTAATCTTGAACCAGCCACATTTCACCTCATCTCACATCATAATATTGAGAATTATCTTCATCATCTGCCGCACCTTCTTGAGCGTTGAATTGTTTTGCTTTAACTAATTTGTATTCATATTTTTGCATACAACTATCAGCTCTTTTTTGTTGACCAGTTATGGTTTCACCAGTCAATGCTGCAAGATAATAAGTAAGAGCCATAACAAATTCAGGCTCAAACAAATCTTCTTTTTCTACTCTTTTTGTGTATCTCAATCTTGCACACTCAATATCTGCAAGCAGAGTTTTTTCACCAAGAGTGTTTGCATGGACAACAAATTTCTTTTCCTCTCCTTTTACTGTATCAATAACTGCACGAGCAGAAATACAATCATTCGGGCAATCATATACATACGGCAAACGTGGATCGGGAGAAGTATCTGTTGTCAAAGTCAAATCTTTAAACGTATTAGCAAAACCCCAGTCAAAAGCTTTCAAAACTTCATCTCTTGCAGTTTCATAAAAATTGTTCAATATGATAGCTCTACTGTCTTTATCAAAACTGTTTGCCGCAATCGGTGCAGTGATACCCAGATGATTAAGAGCCATGTTAAAAATTCCTACTTTTGAATATGCCATTTTTTCTCCTTAACTTCCAAACCCAGTCCACTTAGTTGCAACATCTACAGATTTTGACAATCCGTTAAGTCCACTTGAAACAGTGTTTAATACTCCAGCCTTGTATGCATTCTTACCAGAAAGCCTGTCAAGGTTAGCTTCATTTGCATAATTATCAGCTTGTTGCTCATAAACAAGAGCTTTCTTTTCTGAATTGTATTGAATTTGCAGTGCATCAAGTTCGCCCATTGCAGAAGTATCTTCAAGAATATCCAAAGAAGTTCCTTGAGTTACGTCCATACCATTTGCAGCCATAGCAGTTTCTTGACTTCCAACAGCTTGTAGAGTTTTTATTCTCTGTAATCTAGCTTCTTCAATACCTGATTGTCTTTCGACAGCTGCATTCTGTAGAGCGATTTTTCTATTCTGTTCAGCAACTTGAGCCTGATAATTATACATAGCTTGTTGCGATTTTCCTTGCGAATAAGAAGAAACAGCACCAACAGCCGTTCCAAGAAGTCCAGCTGCAGCACCACCAACAGCAACACCACCAATAACAGTAGCAGCTGTTGAAGAAATTACAGTAGCACCAGCCGCACTAGCTCCAGCAGCAGCAACAGACAATCCCATTGAAGTTGCTATTGCAGTTCCTATTGTAGTAAAAAGTTCGCACATAGTTTTATTCCTTGCCTAATAATTTTTTCATTTCTGCAATTTGTTCAGCTACAGTTTTTTTGTCAGCATCTTCAATAATAATATTCTTTTCGATACCTTCGTTTAAAAGAGCTTCCAATTCAGCTTGAAGTTCTGCATCAGTTTTTTCTTCTACATCAGAACTATTATTGTTCTCTGTGTTAGATTGATTTTCTTGTATTGCTTCCTTTTCCTTGCCTTCTTGATTTTTTTCATCATTAGAACTATCATTAGTCGGATTATTTCCTTCATTTTCAGGTTTACCAGTATTTTTTTCTTCATCTTTAACATCTTTACCATTAGCTAAAGTTGCCCATGTTGGAACTTCTCCAACATATCCTTTGATAATTTCATTCGGATATACTAACGCATTTTTGTAATATGCCAGTTTAGTTACCTTCAATGTTAATTTATCTGTCATTATTTATTCTCCTTGTTGTCGTTTCCATAAAGAATTTCAGCTGCTGTCTTTGTTGCTTTCGCTCTTTTTTCAAGTTCAGGAGCGACAAAAGCCATAAGCTCACTATCATTTCTGATTTCTTCTGCTTTGACTAAAGTATCAACAGCACATTTTATTTCCCAATCATCATACTTAGGTTTTTCTTTTTCTTCTCCTTGAGAAACGTTAATTTTTAAAGTTTGTTCTTCCATTTCTATATCCTTTTATTTTTAGTCATAAAGAATTCTATTAAAGAGGTACAGAGAAAATCTCTGTACCCCGATTTATTTACGCAATGTCTTGATAAGAATTATCAATAGCATCAACAACCCCAGCTGTAATTTTACCAGTTGTAGGAGCTGTACCAGTTACAGTGTAGTACAATCTCATAAAACCTTTGTTACCAGCTGGAACACTTTTGATAGGGAATTTCTTTCCAGCTTTCAAATCTGCAAGAGCAAGAGTTGCTTCAACCAAAGTTGTTACAGAAGAAAAATCTTCTGTTGCAGAAGTTTGAACACCAACTTTAACAGAAGTTGCGTTGTTAAAATCTTCAACAACCTGAATTAAAAGAGGAATTTCTTTACCAAAAGCGATTTCTGTTAATCCATGTTCTGTACTTGCAAGTTTAACTACGTTTGTTGATACATCAGTTTTTGTGATAGCTTGTGCATCAGAAAATATTGCTTGACTGTCTAATCTCATTTTATTTCTCCTTTGTGATTAATTAGTTACGAATAAAAAGTGGATTTAATCAAGAGCAAATCCACAAAAACTCATCACCCCCAAATCTCCAATCATTAGCCAACTTTAGCTTCTGTATTCAAGATTTCTGAACATGATTTAATAGGAATACCCAAGAATTTTACCATTGGTTTTCCAGCAACATCTTCAAGAGTTAAGTTTACATTCTTTTTCTCCATAGCTTGTTTATGTAAGAATGTTCTGATTGTGTTGTTAGCATAAATTACAGTTTTGCCGTTTGTTGCGTGTTCTTCAATTCTGTAATAAGCATCAACCATCAAATTGATTAAATCTGCTGCATCTGATGTATCTAGTTTAGTAACATCAATGTTTGCAACACGAGCAGAAGAACGATAGTTTCTAACACAAAGACCTAAATCCCAAGAGAAATAATCTCTGTATGCTTCATAGTTTCTACCTTTGCTATCTTGAACAGTTACTTGTCCTTTATCTTCTCTTTGCAAACCAGCTTTTGAACCTTTTGGATAAATAAGATGAGTGTGTCTATCTCCCCAAGTTACAAAGTAGATTGAAGTATTGTCATTTCCAGTACCACCACCATTGATAACTTGATAACCTAATTCACCTTCTTTTGAAGAAATTTTATTGTAACGAGTTGCTAAACCGTCAAAAGCAAGTGCATCTTTTCCTTTTGAGCCGTAGAAGATGTTTGTTTTTGCAGTTTTGTTCATACCTTGTATATGTGCTTCTGCTTCGTTCAATCTGAATTGGTTAGTATTGCCGTTGATGTCAGCTAACTTTTTATCAACTTCACTGTAATCATCTAACATAGAAGTTGTGTCAGTAACTGGAGTGTAATCACCTTTTTGGCATTCAACACCTTGATAGAACTGTCTGAATTGAGGAGTTGGCAAGCCGTTTCTTACTGTAGTTTTGTGATTAGTTCCGTCGTTACATTCAACAGCGATTGCATCTTCCAAGATTGCGTTTGAAGATACAAACAAATCAATAATTGCCGCAGTAACTTTTCCATCTCCTTCCATTTGAGAGTACATGTCTTTCAATGTTAAATAGTTTTTTCCGATAGTAGCCATTTTTTCTTTTCTCCTTTTTTAAATTTTCTACCCTTTAATTACCATTCGTTTTTTAGTTGTTGTATAAGATGTCAGCTGGATCTTGAGAAGCAACTGGACTTCTTGTGCCGTAAATCTTATCATCACCAACCAACTCCCCAATCCTATGAAACATTTTAACTATTGCAGGGTGGTAATTTAGCCCTACTTCTGCCAACGCTTGTTTCACTTCATCTGTTGCAAAAGCTGTATATCCTTTATCTGCAACATCTAAATAGGCATTCATTTTACTTCTATCTCCGTTGCCTATTTCCTTATCTGTATTGAGAGCCTGTTGATATTGAGCCACTTTTGCTTGTTGCACTTGTTGCATGATTGCTGGAAGATTGCCAGCTTGCTTTTGTGCGAGCTTAACTCCAAGACTTACCAACTCATTTGCACTAGACTGCGACAGATTAAGCTTCTTAGCGATCGGATTGAATTCTTTCACCAATTCTTCATCTAATCTTATGCCTTCAGGAAGTTCTATATCTTTGTAGTCAAACTGTTCAGGTGAACCATAAGCACCATTTTCATCAGCTTGAACTTTTCCACCATCATCAGCAGAAGTTGTTTCGTTTGATGGTTGTTCGTCAGGTTTTTCAGTTTCGACAGGTGGAACAGTTGCCCCATCTGTGTTGCTTTCAACTTCTGCTCCTGTTTCTAATTCAACGTTTTCTGACATTTTTCATTACTCCTTCTTTGTTGTACTTCGATATATTTTTTAAAATTGTGTTCTCTCAATAGGTTGAGAATAAATTCCCCTTGCTCCCTTTTTATTGAATTGCAGATATTTTGTAATTCAGAAGCGTTTAAATTTATCTTTGTAGTGAATGTTCCAAACTCTTCGATTAAGTAATAGATAAAATCCAAACCATCTGGAGTATCCGAAACAACCTTGACAAAGTTTGCAATATCATTTTCACTAAACATTTTTCTAACCCATTCCTAAACGTTGCATTAAGTTAGCTCCATAACTATCTTGACCACCGATATTCTTAATCATTTCAGAACCTTCTTTGAGTTGTTGGAGTTGTTCTGCTTGTTTTTGTTTTTCTGCGTTTTCTTGTCTTAGAGCTTCCAGTTCTTCGTTCGGTGCAATTTGTGATGGATCTATGTTTGCAAAATCTGCATAATCATCAATCATATTTTCACCTCTAATCTTTTTGATTAAGACTGGATCTACAGCTTGAGCCATGTTTGCAGTAAATGTGATAAATCTTTCCATTGAAGAAATATTTTGTGCTTTCATAGCTTGAGCCAACGTTGATATAAACTCAATCTCAATCTCTTGTCCTTCAAGCTCTTGAGGAACAGGTGGAAGAATTCCAACTTCCATTTCTGTATAAAAAATCCAATCAAGAATTTGCTTTAAAGCAGTATGAATTTGCTCCAACAGTGGAGATAATAGTACTAATTTTTCTTCTTTAAGTTCGTTTACTTCTGTAGCAGTTCTGCCACGTTCAGCAGTATTCAAAATCATTGCAAACAAATCATTATAGAATATTGATTTTATATTTTCTCTCAATTCTGCGATAATATTTTTCAACTCCAAGACTTGAGGATTGACTTCATGAATAGGTCTAATTCCTATTCCATTTTCTCCATCTTCATTGAAGTAGCCAGGAGTGTCTGATAATCTTTTGTTTTTTAAACTTGCAGAGCCTTGATATGCTGGAGATACCATTTTTTTAACAGCTTTTCCAAGTTCTTTCACCATAGACATTAATTGTTTTGCGTCAGGTAGAGCATAAACCCCACAACCTTTTGAAGGATATGCATCTTCTCCATTGCAACTAGCTTCAAAAACTACGTAAGGAAATTTATCAAACCCAGCTTTTTTAAGAAAACCATCTGTGCCACTTCCGACTTCATAAGTTACAGAGATGAATTTTTTTTGAGCAGAAATAGGAGAGTTTTCTTTGTATTCTCTATTCGGTTCAACAAAATGAACAATCTCAAATAATTGATTAGGTCTGTCTTTGTACGCAGTTTGAACCTGATCTGAACAGTTTTCAAGTCCATATCTTTCAACAAGATTTTTTGCACTTTCCATATAGTTGCGACAAAGAGTATCGACAACTCCTCTACCGTCTTTTGCGTAGAAATAAGAGCCGATTGGAAGAACTTTGAAATTTACAACAGTGTCATAATCTTGTTCCATTGACATACAAGAGAATAAGAACACTCCGAGTTGTTCATAAACTTCAGGAAGTAGTTGATAAAAGTTAGAAGCATAAAGAATTTTTCTTGTGAGCTCTGCTTGAATAGCACACCAAGACTTTGAGTTGTAGCTCATTTTATCTTTACCACGACCTTTAGTCATAATCCCAGTCTTAAACCATCTGCGAGTTGGAGAAGTTGCACCAGTCATCATACCTGATGCGAAATTTCTAACTGCGATAAAAGTTGTACTATCTAAAATCTTCTTGCTTTTGACATGAGGTTTATTCACATTGCGTGTAATAAATCTAACTGCATTCGGAGCAAAATAATCTGCCAAGTCTTGCAAATCGGGTTTGACTTGTTCAAAGATTAGTTTTAACTCTGATTTTCTTTGTTCAAAATACTTTTTATCGTACTTCTTTTGTTCCATAACTATTCACCTAATAACTCTTTTTTTTGTGTTGTAGCTGTATCACCCAAACCACGTGCAGTAGTTTTGGTATCACGTCCAGCAAGTGCAGCAGTTTTATTTCTTGTGTTTGTACTAGCTTTTGAAACGCTTGCATCAGCGTAAGTTGGTGCAGCAACTTCTTCTGTAGTTGTAGAAGCAGAAGAAGAAACTGATGGTGTTTTCATACACATATCTCTTTTCCTTTCATTTTCATTCGTACGGATTGAAATCCGAGTTAATATAAGAATTTGTACTGTCTTGTAATTTGTCTGTAAATAAGTGTGAGTGATAGGTTATTGCATAAACTCCCATCATCAAAGTATCTGCGAAGTCAGGACTTTCAGACTGTTCTTTTCTGATGTCTTTTTTGTTTTGCATGAATGTCAACCCACTAGGTTTAAAATCTCTTTTGATATATTCCAACTGCCTACAGGTATTTTCGCAACGGAGTTTTAACCAACCATTGTCAATAAATTCTTTAACAGCCATATATCCATCAGCCCTAGCATTTCCACAAGAAAGGTTTCTAGCTTTTCCAGCACCACGAAAACCTATTGCATCATCAATGGATTTCTTAACGCTTACCCAGATTGGATAACCTAAACCATCTGCATCAATAATCAAAATATCAGGTTTCCAAATCCCATACAGATTGATAATCTTACCTTTTGTAATATCTGTGTCAGGTTCTGCCCAAGTAGAAGTTTGAACATCTTCCCAACTTGACATAGTCTTTTGCTCTAATAGTTTTGCAACGCACAAATCTCCACCAGATGCCGACAAGTCCACTGCCATAACTTTATGATTGGGGTGATTTTCTTTCGGAAATTCTATATTCTTTGCAAACTCAACTTTATCAGAAGATAAAAGGAAATCACTTGCTTGACTAAGTGGATAACCAAGCCAAATATGTTCATAGTCTTTGATGTTTTTTGCTTTGCAAACTTCTGCTTCATGTTTCATTGCATCATTCAAATATGGATTATCATAATACTGAATGTTTATATGTAAACAATCTGAACGACCAACGCAGAATTTATATACGGCATCATTTCTAACAAATCTATTCATAGTGAATATGATTTTAGAATTATTTTTTCTGATGATTGTTGGAACAACAATATCAAGAGTAGGTTTTGTGATTGCTTGAGCTTCATCAATCCAAAGAATATCGACATCATCTAAACCTTTTATGGAAACAGCACCTTGTTCTCTGAACCCTTGAAAGAATATTCTTGAACCAGTTTTTCTATGAACAAGCTCTTTGTCGGTAATTCTCCAATCGAGATTGTATTTCTGAACCAATCCATCAAATACAGACTTAACAGAGTTTTCAATAGACCTTTGAATTTCACGACCACAACAAACTTTTATTTTTCTTTTTTCACCGATAGTCAAAATCAAACGAGCAGTAAATTGAGTTTTGCCAGAACCTCTGCCACCTTCTTCAAGAAAGTACGTGTAATTATTGAAGTTAGTAATTATCGGATAAAGCTTAGGTGGACATTCAAGTATTTTCGGGATCTGAATTTCCATCAACTTCTTCTCCAATGTTAAAGCTCATTTCTTCTCCGTTAATAGTAACAGATGGCATTTGCACAACACTTCCATTATTGATAATCTGATCTTTAAGAAGTCCACAAACCTTAGCTTTATTTTCAGTTGCTTTAATTGCAGCAGTAATATTCGGATTTCCATATTTATCTTTACAATCAAGAGCAATCATCTTGAGTTCATTGCACTCATCAAAGAAATCAAGAGCAGAATATTTCAATTCTTCTTTCACTGCTTCTTGCTGATTTTGCTGATAATAAGCTACCCATAGGGTAATCTTAGGGTTTTTGAAAAATCTGCTTGCTTCTACAGAAATTGAAGTAGCACTCATATTGGAACAATCGTACGCATAACGATAAGCTTCACTTTTGTTAAAACCATTAGTGAAGTATCTTTTTATGCAGTTGTGTTGTTTGTCCTGTAAATTAGGCAAATCATCAGCATTTATCATTCGTGTACACCATAAATTTTAAGGAAAAACCGACACTATGTCGGTTAAAATTAGCTATATTTTACGAGAGTTTTATATGTTTTACCAATTCCGAGTTTCCATAGCTATCAGAACGAAACTGTTTTATCTCAACTATTTCACCCTTTTTGTTTTTGAATTCTCTATTATCTCCAAACGTCCACCCAAACGGTTTGCCTTTTTTGGAGCAGATAACATCTTGCCGAGTGTATAATATCCGTCCTTTTTCGTTATGAATAATCTTTTCAGCCTTTTCTCCAGCTTGAGTATCAACAAAAACTTTTTCATCAGCAATTCTCTTTTCAACGAGCGAAACGACTGTTTTGTAGTTTTTTGCAGTCCTACCGATTAAAAGTTTTCTCTCTGAAAAATCTTTTGTATTTTCTAAAAACCATATATCAAACGGAACAATATTCTGATTAGAATACTTAATTTTATCCATCAAACCCTCATAAAAAATTCAAAATAGCCACAACTATTCCAGTTTCACCAATTACTACTTGTTATATTCTTATCTCCCGACCAGATGTCCCCACCTGAAAATATACATTTCATAATCTGATTTTAAAATTACAAAATTTTTTGGAAAAAGTCATTAGTAATTAAATAATTAAATAATTTTGAGAGTGGTTAAAAGTCTTTATTTTAACAGAAATTTTTATTTTAATATTTCTTCACAAACCCTTTTGTTGAAAATCTGTTTTTCATTCCTATTTGAAAATTCTTTTTTTGTGAAAAATTTTTTTGTTTGTATATAAAATAAACATACGTTAGTATGTTTATTTATTTTATTTAATTTAATTTTATTTAATTTAATATAATAGCATTGCGACCGATAGTGTTGTAGCATTGCCAACGCATAGCGAACGCAATGCAAACGTAATGCCAACGCAATGCGAACGCAATGCGAACGCAATGCGAACGCATAACGAACGCAATGCGAACGCATAAAAATTATAAAGAAAACTCAAAAATTACAAATCCATAGGAACGTACATACTGCCACCAGCGACAGGCATATAACTCTTTCCATAAGAGTTTTCAACAACACCACTAGGAGATTTCCATACAGTAGCCCCATCATCTCTGATGTAACTATTGTCATAACCTTTCATGTAAATATGCTGATTGGTATAATCATATCTAAAATTTGAATTTGAATTAGAATTGCTTTTATTTCCATACAAAAACTCTGCTTCATTTTCTGGATAATTTGCCATTGCTGGAGCAGAAGCACATAAAACACATAATGTAAGTATGAAAAACAATTTCTTCATACTTACATTATTTACGATTTTGAAAATTTTGCAAGAGTTTTTCAAAAATCTTCTTCATGTTTCTTCATGTTTAAATCAAAAACATAGCCACAATTACAACCACGCATATAACAACTAGAGTAAATATAATTTCTTTCCGCCAAGAAACGTGCTTACATCTTGTGCAATATGGAGTATCTTCGTTTAGTATGTCAAATTCTTCTCTCTTGATTTCTTTTACTTTATCCTCAATAAGTTTACTAATATCAGTTGAAAATTTATTTGTAATATCAAAAAACTTTTCACTATCAACAAATAAAAAAGCAAACATTCCAAAATATGTAATAAAACTCAAAACAACAAACACAGGAAAAAGCAGCAAATAACAATAACAAATCCTATAAAAATTTACTAATTTTCTAATTTCCACAATTTCCGGAAGCTTCTTGAAAAATTTTATGCAAACTCTTATTATTGTTTTTATTACAAATATCAGAATTAGAATAAACAAGATTAAAAATATCGAAATAAATATCTTTCCCACTATTATTGAAGGCAACAAAGAAAGAACTAGTAATAAAAAAACTAGATACATTCCTATAACAATAATTTTTTGAATAACCTTCATGAACGTTCCTTCTTCATGTTTCTTCATGTTTTAATCTGGAATATAATCTTTTGCATAATACGCATCAACATCTTCCATAAGTTCTTTTTCAGTCTTATGTTGTAAAACGCTTTTTAATTTACTTTTGCACATATTCAATTCAGAATTTGTTTCAGTATATGCACTATCCAAACGTATATACTCACTATTATATTTCTTCACGTCATTTTGCATATTTACAAATTTTTTTGTTTCAGCAAAACTCATAAATGCCATGAAAAATAAAATCATAAGGCACAAATAAAACACTGCACAATAATTTTTCTCACTCAATTTATGAAAAATGTTTTTGATAAATTTCCTTGCCCCTTGATATTCACCCTCATCTTGAATAAACCCAACAGCAACCCACTCAATTAAAAAGTAAAGAAAATAAACTGAACAGCCTACAAAAACTGCCAGAAAAATACATTGCCAAGCATAATCAAATTGACCAACGGAAAACATTATAGTTACAAAAACCGAGATAAAACTCAATGTAACGAAAATACGATATATACCTTCACTAATATTTGCTTTCATTTGCACCCCTTTTCAAAAATTTTTCTTTATGTTCCGTCTTTTTAAATATAGAAAGGAGTTCTATACAATGACAGAAAAAGAACTTATACAAATTTATTATGCACTCACAACAACTTTTGGATCAGAGGAAGGACGGTTGATTTTTAAAAAATTACTCAAATTCATTACTTTATAAGACCTTCCTCTTTTAAAATTTTCCTTACCTCAATAGCAAGATTGTCTTTCACTTGCTCAAATTGTGGTGCATTAAACATATTTCCATGCCCCGATACAAACCAATTCAAATTCACATTGAGTTTTTTGTTCAGTTGAACAAATAAATTGTATGATGGTTCTCTGCGACTTTGTTCGTAATTCGTCAATGTATTTGCAGACATTTCGAGTTTCTCTGCAAATTTAGCCACCGACAAACCTAGTTCTAGCCGAATTTTCTTTAAGTTTTCTGCATACATATCTACTCCTTTTGTATGAAGTTTTGTAACTTATGTTCATTTGGACTTGACTTTTGTGTTCATTTGACTATAATAATAATTATCGTATTTAATTATTTATTTAATTATTTATTACCATAAAAACACGAAAACTGCAAAAATTGCCGTTTATTTCGTGATGTTGTAGTACGCAAAAATATAGGAGATTTAAAGAATGGTAAAAATTCCCAAAAACAGAGTGCCAGTCAGTGTCGGTATTCCATTTGATTTACTTACATTAATTGATGAGAACGCAAACAAACAAGGCTGTTCAAGAAGTGATTATGTTGTACAGGCTTTGAAAGATAAAGTTGAGTTGGACAAAAACCAACACAAAATATAAAGGAGAGATTTATGGGAGTTAATGTAATTCAACTTAGACCGAGTGTACAAAAGAACAAAAAAGTTTCACTATTACCAAACTGTTTTGTTTTCTTGCTCAAAATGTACAAACAAAAGCAAGACGAAATCAGAAACAAAAAAATCGACTTTCTAACCCAAGAAGCAACGCAGTATTACTACGACTTATTAGAAACTCCAAAACTTGCAGAAGTTGACATTCCAGCTTTCATATACGAAAAGCAACGTATCCAATACGCAGAAGAATTAGCATCAATGAGAGTTTTAGAAGTTATCAAAAACGGCAGAATTAACGAGTGTTACAAAGCGAGAATTGCAGAGCTTCGCAAAAAAGGTAGAAAATAGATGGGAAAAGTTTACAAAGAAACATACTTTCAACATGACAGATATGCACGTCAAGATCCAAAGATTAAAAAAATGCTTACTGTTTTCAGAAAAGAAAATGAACTTAAAGCTAAAGCAGCAGTTTGCATCTATTGGTGGATTGTTGAAGATATGCACACAAATGCTTATCCAAAGAGTGAACTTGATGCATTCGCAGACGACTACAGATGTGATGTCGATTTTTTGAAATCCATACTAGAGGACTTTGAACTTTTCAGAGTTGAAAACGATTGCTATGTTTCTGATAGAGTTTTACGCAACCTTAAAGAACAAGAAGAAAAGAGCAACAAAGCAAAACGTTCAGCACAAAGAAGATGGAACAAATCAGAAGAAAAAACTGAAAACCCAGAAAAAGCAGAGCAAACTTCTACAGACACACCTGAATACAATGAGGAACTTGTTATGCAAATTATCGGAATTTATAACAAGAAATTCAACAAATCTCAAATTGTTTCAGGAGCGAACAAACAAAAGATTTTCAAAATCAATACAGAAAACAACTTGACATTAGATGTATGGGAAAAAGTTTTTTCTAACGCAAAACGTGGTTGGGATATTGGCGACAAAAAGAACGTACCACCAAGCCTCAAAAAAATTCTGGAAGAATGGGATAGCTTCGCATCAGACGACTACTTTCTTGCACCAAACAGAGAAGCTATTGCACAAGCTCATGAACAAAAGCTTAACGAAAAGCGAGAACAAGATTTAAAAACAAAACAGCAAAACAAAGAATGGACAGAGAAAAAAGACGAGCTTAAAAATGCTATCAAAGACAAAAGATCAGCAATGGAATACGTTCATTACTGTTTGCCAATACAAGACGAAGTCGTAATCAAACAGAGTTACAACTTCAAACAGTATTCAAGAGAGTATGATTTCACTTTTGACGAATACGTACAATATTTACAAGACATAGGTGAGAACTTATTAAAAACAAGAGGAACAAATGAAAAAATCTAACGCAAAGAAAAAAAGTATATATGAAAAAGATGCAGTGATTGTTGAGGCGACCGTTTGTAAAATCGAGTTGCAAAACGAGATTATCAATGACAAATACAAAACTGTATTTTATTGCCCAAGCTATGAAAAACCCGAAGGGAGAATGTGCATAGTATGGGGAAGAACAACTTTTCAAGTTGGAGATAAAGTCAAAATGACAGGAAGATTTAATGACGGTGTTTTTCTTGTATGGAGCTTATTGTACAAATCCGACAGAGGAGATAGAGCATGAATGAAGTTTTAGCACTTCTTGAAACAATGGAAGTTTCAGAACTCACATACATTTTTGAATACTTAGTTGACTTGATAAACGAAAGAAAGGAGAAAAAGAATTGATGGGATTAGTAGTATTTCTGATTTTAGCAGTATTTCTGATTATGTCTATGACCGATTATATCTTTGCAAAATTTGAAGATGAAACGGACGACTATTATGACGAAGAAGAATGATATTTTCAAAACTGTTCGTGAGTTCAGATTGAAATTCCCAAGCAAATTGTATGTCTGCCCAAGATGTAACAAGCTCACAACAGATCCGATTTTATGTACCATTTGCGAAAACCAATCTAATAATTTTATGTTTCAAGAACAAACATACACATACACAATATTAGAAACGCAACAAACACAACAGATTTTCAAACCATTAGAACTATTAAACGACAAAGGAGAACAAGATGGAAGAACAACCGATAGTAGAATTTTCAGTAGATAAAAATCACTTGAAAAATGCAATCAAAGCACAAGCAAAATTCGCATTGAGAGGAAAGAGAGTTGAAGGAATTGACCTTGCCTCAATCAAATTCAAGATTGACGGAGATATTTTGCAACTAAGTTCAACAGATGGCGAAAGAGCTTTACAAAGCGAACTTAATATAGTCGAAAACTTAGGCTCACAAAATCATGAATTTTATTTGTCAGCTGCATTATGCTCAAAACTTGTATTTATAAAAACAGATTTAATAGATGAAATCACAATATCAATAAAAGAAAAAGGTGTTGTCGGATTTTATGATAATGGACTTAACACATTGCAAACTTTAGCAGAAAAAGAAGTAGAACACTTCCCAGATATAGACAGTCTTTTTGTAATGAACACAAACAAATTCACTGTAGCAATTTCTCCAAAATTGATAAAAGACATCACTTCTCTATCTACCCCAAAAGGCTATTTGGAAATATCCCTTAATAGTAAGAGTGCAACTGCTCCAATACAGGTGTACTCTCCTTCGGACGATCTGCGTCAACGTGCGTTAATATGCCCAGTTGATTTAAAAGCAGAGAACTCTTAATTCCAATATGAGGACAGGTCAATCCTCATTTTAAGATCTGTCCTTTTTCTTTAAAAACGAAAGGTCAAAAATTATGTCAGATTTTTTTAGTTATCAAAAAATCAAACACGCAAAGAAAGAATATATTTGTGAGTGTTGTAACACAAAAATTTTAAAAGGCGAACCATATTTTAGAAATGCTGGAAAATATGAGGGTAGATTTTTCACTGAAGTTTTATGCCCAGTATGTTCGCAGATAGTGGATTATTACACCTATGATTTAGGTCATGAAGAATACGACTTGAGCGAATTGATTGGAGAAACATATAAAGACTACCCACGTATTTATGAACTCCTCAAAGAAATTCCACACCCGAGCGAATTTGTTAAAGACTGCATTATGGAATATGAAGAAATGAAACTTGAAGAAGAAATGGAAAGTGAGGAAAGATGAAATTAGAAAAATACACTAAACAGCAAGAAGTTATGGTTAAGGCGGGTATGACATTATGTGTTGAATGTCCGAATGGATATTATGGCGACAAATCTTGTGGTGCTTGTGGAATGCAACGAGTTGACAAAAAAGATATAAGTGGTTGTTTCAAACCTAAGTCAGAGGAGAATTTGTAATGGAAAATAAAACTTATAGACCTAAAAAAGGTGAAATATATTATTTTGCAAGTCATTTAGGGTTTATCTCTATTGGTATTTATGATGGTTCTACTGTTGATAAATGGTTCATATTACAAGGTAACTGTTTCAAGACAGAAGAAAAAGCTCAACAATATTTAAAAAACCTTAAAACCAAAGGTGAGCTAAGAGAGCTTGCAAACGAGTTGAACGGTGATGAAGTGATTGATTGGGGTAACGAAAATCAAAACAAATATCGTCTTTTCTATAATTACGACCGACATGGGGTTACATGGGGGGCGGAGAATAATATTTCAAAGGCACAAGGTGCTATTTACTGTTTAGATGAAGATTTCTTACTC